CCCCATTAGCACCACCCGTTGCCGTAACTTTAATTGTACTAACGCCCTCTGGCTTTAGCCAGTAACTAGTCCCAGTTGCCGTGATTAACTCTAAGCCGCCCACGTAATCCTTTTTAACTTCCCCTAAATCACCAGAACCATCATTTATAGCAGTAGCAACCCAACGCCAAGTTTGAAACGGATGATATACACCCTCTAAGCCACGTTTAAATATAGGTCTTTCATCTGAAATCTTAACGCCACCAAGTTCGGTAATATAAAAATAGTAAGTTGTATCGTTAGCCTCGGAAACGCCAGACTCTAAATCCGTTGCCATATCCCATGTCAAGCGACCATTATAATAAAAGTTATTACCATAAACGCTTATGTAATATTCAAAGTTGGAGCTTGTTTGCAACGTGGAAGCAGTAGCTTTTTCTAACGCAAGTGTATTTGTATCATCGTATGTTTTACTAAAATCGATTGAACGAGTAGCAACGCAATTAGCAGAATCAACAACCGCATAGCCGATTAATATTCTATCAACATTCTGATAAGCAGAGCCGTCATAACGCTTCCAAATCTGATTAGTTACATCATACCAATAATCATTTGTTGCAGGACTTGCAGGTGTCACACTTGAATAAATGGGGGTAGTATAGCCAACACTTGCGGAGGTGCCTGAGCTATCAGCATAAACCCAAACAAGGCTCATTAATGTAATTGTATCGTTATCAGTTAGCGCAACTCTCGTAATAGGAGCATCTGCATTATCAAAAAAGAATCCCCTTTGATAAACTTCTAGTACGGAGTCCGTATCATTAATCTTGGCAATAAAGTATTCTGTACTTGTTTTAAATGCCGCAAACTTACCATCTAAATCTGATATTTCAGAGCCTACAGCATCGTATGCAATATTAGTTATATATTTGGTAAAGTCCTGACCCGTTAAATCAGTGTTGTTTATTAGGCAAGTATTATTGCTATTAGGAGCAACAGTCAAAGCCGTTAGCGTTATATCAGTTGCAACAGTTACAGCCGTTGCGTTGATAGTTAAAAGCAAATCAGTAGTTGTCGCTAATATATCTAAAGCATTAGTTGAGCCATCAGCCTGTAAAAATAAAGGTTGTGCGCTAGTTGTGCGTGTTGCACCTGAGCGAATTTGGTTAGCCGCTGTCAGCAGATTATTAGGGTCGAATGGAGTGCCGTTGATATTCATGGCTGTATAGTTACCCTCTGACCACGGATAAGTAGAAGTTCCATTCTTACCAGCGTTAGCCTCGGGGACTCCTGCACTATTTCTAGGTACGTTATCACCTATGTCAGCGTTGCGATATTGATCCATTCTATCGGCTGGAGTTTGTGCAACTGGTGTAGAGCTGTAATCTGTTAGGTTATTAGTTCCCATTATATAGTACTATCTCCTGCCTTTGTTCCTATTTCACGCAATTTTAATGTAGTTGTATAACCGCCTATATTAACTTGCTTGGCTATAACCTTAAATCCTATATTACTAGATATATATCTTTTATTCAACACAGTCGGTGTATTTGCAGGAAATGAGAAAGCCTCATTTGGCTTTGAGTTAATCATTATAGGCGCATATGAGAGCGTACATAAGTCTAATAAGTTAACAGCCTTCGCAACCTCTGTTTGCATTTGTATTTGAAATTCCTGTTTTGGTGTGGAAAAGTTAGCTAAATAATAATCAATAATAGTTTCTTGAGTGGTTACGTTGGTTATAAACTCCGCAACCTCAATCTTTTTATCTCGCAAACCCCATTCACTCTCTAGTAATTGGTCTTTCTTAAATGTTTTATCAATGGAGTAAAAGTTAAAAGCACGTTGCACCCCTGTATTATAGCCCGCCATTCTGATTATATTATTAAGCCCCTTAGCATCACCAGCGTTAAAAAACTCGTGCTTAGTGTTGCCATTATCAGCCCTGTCTTTGACTATAATATTATCGCTTGAATCAACTATTAATACAGAGCCACTCATTAGCATTATCTTATCAAGTGCAGCTTTGTAGCTTAAATTGTCTAGCCTACTTCCTGAATCTATAACGACATCAAGAGCAGGGTTTATATTGCTAGAGCTGTAATTTAAAAAGTTAGTGATAGCGGGTCTATCAAGGATACTCTCTAAAGCCTCTTTAACAGTCATTCCATCGCCAACCGAACCGCCTAAAACAGCGTTTTTATTGAATATACCAGCCTTTGACATGATAGTTATATCAACAAAGCCGTTATCAAAATCCTCTTTTGTTAGTGTGTCATTAATTAACCCGCTAAATTGCTCAGTTTCAACCCCTGTTTTATCAAGGAAGGTTATAGTAACTTTTGCCAAATCACGTTTATACTTGAATATAGAGCTAGGGGAATTAACATCCCAAAACCTGCCACTAGACTCAATGCTTCCAGTGTTGTTAATTAAGCGCAGCTTAACATCATCAAATACAAATACACCTATATCAAAGTCACCATCATCAACTTGCTTTAATATAGAGCCTGACTGCATAACGAAATCAGTCACGGCTATAGCTGTAGATTGATAAACGCCATCTTTCTCTAAAGGGGTTATTTCAACTTTGTATTGCTCAATTGACATTTAACTTGCTACTTCTTTTATTTAATGTATTGATTATATCACCTTTGTTTTTGTTATGATTAATGTGGGTTGGGGTCGCAGTGTAGCGTCGAAACTTTCAGCTGTGACCCCTTTTTAAGCTACCTCAACAACATTTAAGCTATTACTATACCCACTCGTATATATGTTTTGATAAAAACTGGGGCTTGAACTTCTAGTATTTTGCACCCTATAAATATCCTCTAACCTGTATGGCTTAACGTTTAGCGAGAAGAACTCAGTTCCAAATTTACCACCACAAAGCCAAACTATAAAGTTTTCCTCTCTATCAAGCAAAGCCTCCAATATATCTACATCAGATTGATTGGAAGCATAGCGCACCCGCAAAGAAGCTTTAAACGTTTCTATGCCCTTTCTTACAAACGGCTTGTTTAAAATATTGTTAAATGTTCTTTGGTTATAATCAATGCTTGGATTACTGTGCATCAACCCATCATTACTTAATGTTCCCAACTCTTCATTTGCACTAAATATATTTAAAATCTTTTCTGCATCTGCAACTTGCGTTGTGTCAACTTCAATTTCAATAGTACTGATAGCGATACTATCAAACTCAAAATAAGCTGTATTAAGCGCATAATCAGCAACGTCTATTTGCTGGGTAACTGTGTTAAATTGCGCATCACAAGAGCCTCCCGTTCCATCGTTAAACAAAGCCCCTGAATCATCAACAAACTCATTTCCGCTTTCATCTGCAAAGTTACCAGTGTCGTATATAGATAAAGTCTTAACATTAGCGAATTGTAACCCACCATTATAAGTTATACGGAACTGTTTAAAATTATGATTAGTTAAGAATATCCTGTCCACCACCTGAGATGTGGCAAATGTTATGGTTATGGTTTCCGTTATGGTGTCACTAGAGCCTACAGAAGCCCACTGAAACGCCTTATTGAAGTTTAATATATAGTCTTGTGCTAAAGTGCCAGTTGAGGCAACGGCACTAGCCCCATTCCTTGCTAAACACTTTGAGTCGGTAAAGAATTTAATTCCGCTATTTACTGTTATACTCATGCTATCAACCCCGCTTGTGTTCCTTCTTTTGTTTGTTGTTGTAATAGTCTAGCCGCATCACCTGCAAACTCAACTACTATCGTTCCTGAACTTGAACCCGTGGAGGTTTCGCCTTCATCTTCACGCCTTACAATGTCCCTGATAGTTGGCGCAGCTTTTACCGCTATATCTGGTGGTAGTATCATTTCACCTGAGCGAACCGCCATCATCTTGGTATCAACACCCGTGTCAAAACCACCGACCATAGTCCCACCCGCTGCACCTTGCACACTAGTGCCTTTAATTTTACTCACATTTGCAAGCCCCGCTGCCGTAATTACACCCGCCGCCGCTATACTCAACGGGAAGGGCAACGTTCTCATTGCGTTACTTGCCGCCTCGTATGTACTCCATATAGTTTTAGCTATTGAATAAGCCTTGCCAATAGCCGCTAGTTTCTTATTACTAGAACCCGCTAAAGTTACCATTGCATTATCAAGGTCGCCTTGAAGTTTTACTAGGTTCTTGCCAGAAGCCTCTTCTTTTGCGAATTTAGATACTAACCACCCTGATAAATTATCCTCTAGCCCCTGTTTTAATTTCTGGTCTGACCTTATTAAATCCAGATTATGCTTATCCATAACCTCAAGTTCACTTTCCTTTTGACCTGCTAGGCTCGCCAAAAATGCCGCTTGTTGCTCTTCTGTCCGTAAATGGTTAGGAAGCTCTTGTGATATAGTCGCTAGATAATCTGTATCAGTTGAGCTACCCTCGCCAGAATTACCGCCACCACTACCGCCACCGCTATCACCGCCATTATTAGGCTTAGGTTTTGGTTTTGGTTTTGGTTCTGGTTTTGTAGCAAAGAAATCACCTTCACCACCCTCACTAGGGAGTGACTGCCCCCCACCCATTCCTAATGCGCCCATAGCATTAGAGCCTAAATTTGATAAAGACTCTTGTTGCCCCTTAAAAGCCTTTCTACTCTGAGCATTGCCAACAGCTATCAAAGCTTTGCCCATCTCCTCGCCACCAGTAATACCCATTTTACTTAAGCCTAGTAAAGCCTTCCCAGACAATGAAACTATTTGAGCAAGGGTTAACCTTATTGAATCCAGAGCCAAACCCAGCACATTAAAAGGAATGGCTAACAAATCAACTAAGGGGGCAAGGGGCTTTAAAACTTTAATTAAGTCGCTAAAGTTAGACACAGTTTCTTTAACTACCTTGGAAAGCGAAGCAACAACCTCATCATCCATTGAGCCGATAAAGGTATCCATCGCATCCATTACTTTAATAAGTACGGGGGCTAACTTCTCGCCTAATTTTTTGAATAGAACCTCAACACGCCCTCCAAGGCTAACCCATTTATCATCTAAGGTTTTTAAAACCTTATCAAGTGCCGTTTGCAAGGTTGCCGCAATCTTTACTTCATCATTTAACTCTACAAGGATATCTTTAAACTTATCCGCCTGATTACCACCCAAAGTCATAGCAACTGATGAGGCTTGCACAGAACCGAATAAAGTTTCTAGTGACGTAGAGGAGAACCCTGCGCTTTCTGTTATTGATGATAAAAACTTGTTTAAACCCTGCGCCCTTAATGCCGTGGAGCTAAATTCGATACCTAACCTTTTAGCCTCATCACTAGCCTCTTTTGTGGGTCTAATCACATTAGCGAATACAGCGGCTAACCCAGTGTAAGCCTCGGAAGTTCCCACACCCCCCAGAGTTACGGCACTTATAGAGGCTAGAACCTCTTCAAAAGAAACGCCTAAGGACTCCGCATTAGTGCCGACTTTACCAAAGCTAGAAGAAAGCTCCTCAATAGTTGTTTTACCTAGCTTTTGAGCAGTAAAGAACTTCGCTGATAGTTGAGTTGCATCGCTGGCTTCATACCCATAAGCGTTAATAACTGAGGTTAAACCATCAACAGCAACGCTTGTGTTTGTCGCCCCCGCCTTTGCCAGGTTAGTAGCTATCCGCAAGGTATCAATAGCCTTTTCAGCATCCACACCAGCGGATATAAGGTCAAATAAACCTTTGTTTAAATTAGTGAAGGACTCACCAGTTTCAGCCCTTAACTTTGTAACACCTTTGTTTAAATCATTTATTCCAACATTTAAGGATTTTGTAGCAAAATTTGACTGGTCAAGCAAAGTTACAACGCTTGTAAATTGCTTTTCAAAGTCACGGAATGTATTAACGGATTTAACAACCGCAACAGTTAGCGTGGCGAAAGCTGCCGTTGCCCCTATTGCAACCTTTTTAGCAACCGCACCAACGCCCTTCATTGTTTTTGCGAACTTCTTATCATCACCTAATATAGTGATTTTGACTGTTTTGTTTACATCTGCCATGATTAATTATTAACCGATTTTAGGGTTTTTTTCAACATTGCCACGCCTTGCACCCTTTATCATTTCCATTTTACTAGAACCAATAATAGCCTTTGTCGGGTCTTTATACGAATCAGGCTCACCACCATTAACAGCAATAAGCAAACTTCTTTCGTGATGGTCTATTTTTTGAGCCGCAAAGGTTAGGCGTTGTATTTGCCTTAGACTAAGGTCAAGGAATCCATCAAAGGTAAAATTAAGCCTGTGAGCCAATAAACCGAATATATCAAACCAATCATTGCTAGCGATAGCAGTATCAAGCCCTGTAATAGTTTTTTTTTAGGTGCAATAGCCTCGACTTCATAATCAGCACCACCCTCATTAAGGCATTTAGTCAAAAGCTCACTAACTAAACCAAGGTCTTTATTGTCATCAAGTAGTAATTTACAGAAGGATTCCATATCCACAACGCCCCCTGGCAAGTGGTCATGATCTAAACATAAATATATGAATTGCGCTGATGTATCTACATCGCCTTCTTTAAAGATTTTATCAATAGCTAACTGCCATCCATTTTGGTTCTCAGCGGTGCGGAAAAACTTGTTAACACCGCCAACAACACGAGGGGAAAGAGGATTAATTCTAAACCCCTTCCCCGCTATGCTTGCCCTTTCGGGTATAGCTAATAATGATTGGATATCATTGCTCATCTATTCACCAGTTCTTTGTCTGAAATTATAAATATTACAATCACCAGTAAAGATATTTGTATTACGAGTTGCAACTGCTGTAATATCAACCTCTGACCAGTTCTTTTCCATCATAGCTAAATCTAAGCCGTTAGCCTTAACACGAGAGAATAACCACTCGCTTGAAGTGCCATCAGCCTGTCCGCCACTATAAAATGCGATTCCAACATAGTTAGGATATTGACCATTCTCACCAAAAGAGTAATCATACATAACACCATGTGGAGGAGCAACCCTAAATACTGCTGAGTCACCAACAACTAAAGCTATAGTACCTGAACCGCCCGTTATAGTTAAACCGAAGTCAGCTAGTGCCGTTGTAGCTCCAGAAGTAACAGTAACGCCAGCCGCTATAATTTGCTTATCCGCATCGGTATAATTAACGTCTGTACCTCGTTCAAAATCCACGTTGGTATAAGCGTAAACATCGACAGTTGAAGTGGAAGCCGCAACAATTGCATAAGCACCTTCTTTTAAATCTGCCTCATCACCTGATGTGATAGTAACAGAAGCAATGCCAGTGGTAGCCTCTATAGTAGTTGCGCCCTTAACATTTAAAGCAGTTGTGATAGTACCAGTTGCACTAGCCGCTGTTTCAGTAAGAATAGCACCACCAATCTCTTGGAACATAGCAGGCTCAAATTGCTTAACTTTAAAAGTTAACTCACTTGAGATAATACCGTTGCCAACATCAAAAGGAGCTGCATTAGAACCACCATGCAAAGGAACATTTTCAACAGTTCCCGAATATGTTACATCACCCATTATTTCTAGGAATCCGTTCTCATATGGAAGCCCGTTACTTAAATTATATATCGTTGCTGAGTGAACACCAAACAATACGTTTTGGTTTGAATTACAAGCCATTATTTATCCTCTTTTTTAATTGTTTTCTTTGCCGTATATTGCTCGATAAAGCCCTTTTTTTTAAGCTTCCCGACAATCTCTTTAGGTATCTCAATCTCAACACCCGCCTTTAGTTCATACCTAGTAGCTCTTTTACCTTCTACTACTCTATGAACCCCTGATTTAATTGGAACTATTTTCATATTAACCACCCATTGTAAATTTAACATTGAAAGCAGAAATGTGTAACAAGTTATCATCTCTAGTTTCATTACTTGATTTTATACTTACTAGGCTCAAGTGTCCATACTTGCGCAACTTCCCATTAACACAAATAAGAGCCTCTTCAAACGCCTTTTGGTATCGCATCACACGCCTATTATTATTGGAGTCCCTGTCAGCTTCCCTGTTGTTGTTGTAGAAGGATATCCCCATCTCAAGTTGATAAGCCTTGCGGAAGTACCTTCCAGACAAATCCCCCTCTTCGTCTATTCCAACATCAGTATAAGGCTCATAGTAATAGAACTGCGAACTTCCCTTTGTTTGCGGTGAATCCTTCTTATAAAAGAAGGCATCATCGCTAATCGTAGTTAGCAACGTATCACCGTTGTCATTGTTTATATTTGTAATAGCGGTATTAAGGAACGGCTTTAAATAAACAATAAAGTCATCAATATATTGTTCTATATCGTAATTAGCCATTATAATAACGCTCGCTCAATTATCTTATTTAAATCTTTAATCATAAATTTTTCTGCCTTTTCCCATGCAGGGGACATATAAGGTCTATCCATTTTAGAGGGGTCTTCTAAAACAGCCGCATATTTCGCTCTTGCCTCTGTTATAGCTCTCAAGCCCGTACTTTCTAAAACCCTTATACTGTTAGCCAAATTCCCTGTATCACCTGCAGGGGCTTCACCTTTTGCAGATGCCGTGTGCGGAGTAGACCTATTCTTAACTGGTATAACCCTTCCCTTTATCATTCTAAAGCTATCTGGCTTTAAACCTTTCGCAACAGCTCTCCAATCGTATGTATAGCCCGTTTTGTTGCCACCCTTGATACTCTTAACGGCGAACTCCTGAACCATGAAGGCTGTTTCTATAATAGTTGCCCTAAACTCTTTGCGGATATCCTTCACATCACCTTCTAGCACCTTAGCCAGCGATTCCAGTTCAGTTGTATTTAATCCGATACTAACCATTTAATCCTATTTCTAATCTATATCTTTTTAATATTTGCATTGCACCCGCTGGTATAGTGTAAGCATCAGCAACTAAATTCTTATCGGGTCTATTCCAATCATACATGCTTTGAGCGTACATCATTAAAGCCATCTTTAAATCATAAGGAACATCAGTCGAGGTGGCACCAAAACCAGCAACAAAATTAATTTTGAAACCCGCCTTTTGTCTTATGCTACTTGGCAAAGTTACAGATTCATTTAAAAGAACCTTACCACCGCTTATATCTATCGTGTAGTTGTCTGTTGAGTATGTTGTAGCTACATTATCAACGCTGTACGTTATAACGCTTGTTACGCTAACTAAAGGGCTTTTCTGTAACTTAATATACCTTTGACCAGACGTGTCATAATCAACGCCTTGCTGATAGGCTAGTGTATTAACAGGGTTGTAGCGATAGCCTTCAAAATTATCTTGCTCCTGAGCGTAGGTGGTATTTATCAAGGGTCTATTAATAACATTCTCAACACCTATACGGGCTGAAAGCAGTATATTAGCAAGCAACTCATCGTCTTCTGTGCCAGAAACCTTTAAGAACTTCTTGAAATCCGCAATTAATACAGGCTCAACAGCAGGAGCGGCAGTTTCAACAATGAATTTATTAACTTCCATTACTTTTTACTCTTTGCCTTCTTAATAGTTGGCTCAACAATCTTTCTTTCAGTTGGCTCAATAATCTTTTTAACTACCAACTCAACCGACTCATGCTCGATTAACTTCTCTAGCTGAATATCACTAACGCTGTATATTTCACCCATACGGAAACTTGAAACAAACTTGCCATCGAAGGCGATGCTAAAATGTTTTAAAAATTTTACTTCTGTCATCTTAAAATCCTCATTTTGTTTAAAAAAGGGGGCAACTCGTTAAAGCCACCCCCATCTAAACTACTGGAAGTTTACGCATCAGGAGCTATAGTTAAAGCTTCCTTGATAACGTTTACACCGATAGTACCGCCACTTGAAGTACCAGTCGAAACTATATCACAAGTAATATAGCGTTTGTTACCTACATACGAAATGTATTTAACAGTACTAGCCGCTGCAACCGCTGCATTAGCCTCAGTAACAGTCAAATCATCATCGGAAACCGCAGTTTCGCCCGACATATTTGAAGCATTACTTTCTTTGATTAATGGAGTGAAAGTTCCATCAGTCCATGCGTTTGAGAAAATCTCAAAAGTCACGATATTAGCACCAGAAACATCAACCACCGCACCAGCGGTAGTTGTGTTACTTGATACTGCGGTAATAGCAGTTCCTATTGAACCAAGTTTACCATTTGCACCATCTCTATTAGACATAATATTTACCTATTTATTATATTAATTATTAAGAAGTTCCAAGTTTTAGAACCTTGATAGCTTCAGCGATTTTAACATCACCACCATAACGCTGAGTAGTATAAAGCTTAACAAAACCTTTAGAAGTCAACGAATCTCTTACAACACGTGTACCCATTCTGTTTACTACTTGATAACCCTTAGAGAAGTCACCAACCGCAATTGAGAAAGAATCAGTCGCAGGGTCAGGCATATCATCAAACCTAACAATCGGAACACCTAGAGCCGAACCAATATTGCCGATTTTATCAAAGCTATAGATATACTCACCATCTTCTTTAAGTTTGCGGAGAATCTTTTCAGAACCTCTACTCATAACAAATTTAGCATTCGCAGTATATGCGCCTTTCAAAGAGTAGTATAAATCGATGATATCGTCACCATCAAAAGTACCAGCTGAACCAGAGGCAATATATTGAACGCTATTAGAACCCTCGGAAGGGGAAGCAGTAACATCATGCAAGAAACCTCTTGCGCCCGCTACACCATCACCAGTTATGTAACCTAAGTTTTTCTTAAAGTTAAGTTCATCAGCTATTTCACCAGCAAGATATTGCTCAATGTTAAATTGTGCATCATCAATCATAGTTTGAGTAACAGCAGGTTCAGCATAAATCTCGTGCGTACCAATTGTTTTCAAAGCCAAAGTGAAAGCGGCGGTTTCAGAAACAGCACCTTTTTCAGACCTATCAGAAGTGCCAACTCTTGAAACTTTAATTGGAAGCTCTAGCGCATTAGTTGAGATGTTAGCAACACTAGCAATAGTAGCCATTGGAGAAGTTTCAACAGCAATGCCATTTATAATTCCTTCCATTGTGTTGGTTATAACAAATCCACCTTCTGTATCAGTACCAACGGAAAGAGCTTTTCTTTCAAGGTCTTTTAATCCAGTTTCGTTCCCTTTACGAATGTAAGAAATAAATGCCTCTTTATGCTCACGCACTGCATCATCAGACTTTTGCTCGTTATTAGCAGGAGCGTTAATTGAAGCTTTAAGTTCTTCAATTTTATCAGTACAAACAGAAACAGCCTCATTAGCCGCATCAGTTGCCATTTTAGTTAGTGCTTCTGCACTGCCATTCTTTTTAACTTCTTCAAGCTCTTTCTTATGTAGCTCTTGAAAGTCAGAAAGAGTACTTTGAACATTGTCATGCAATGCTTTAATCTCTATTTCATCCATCTTAATTACCTTTTAATATTTTTAATAAATCCTTAACAGCCTTTTCATTGACCGCCTTCTTAACATCAGCATCACACTGATTATCCTTATCTTCGCAATCACCATCCCAGTGACTCTCTAAAGCAGGATAAGCCTTAGAAACTATGATACGTGCTTCCTTCTGAGAAAAGCCGATATATTCTAAGCTACCCTCAAAATCTCTTTTATCCAGCTTCTCATCGCTAGATTTAACATTTGTTATTTTTGCCTTCTCATTTGCGGGGAATGTTACAGCGGAAACCTCCATAAGCTTCCCTTTGGTGATATACCTAATGCCATCCCTATAATCAAATCCACCCTTGGTAATAGTAAAACCAATTGAAAAGGCATCAATAGCACCATCCTTTGCAAGGGTGTAAACGTCACGCCCCATAGTAGTATTGGAAAATTTAGCCTTCATATAGATGCCATTGTCATCCTCTTTAAGCTCGGTAATAACGCCGATGGGACTACGCATATCATGTTGGTTTAGAAACTTAACCTTCTTTGCAGTTAAACGAGTTCCAAAAGTTCCCTTTTCTATAATATCGCCATCACTATCTTTATTGCCGAAAGTTGTTGCATAGCCCTCAACAATCATTTCATCATCATCAGACGCTTTAAAAGTCAAAGCCTCAAAGTCAATATTTTTTCTTTCAATCATAGTTAACCTATTATTTATTCTCTTATAATAAAACATCTCAGCGTTTAAGTAAATAGCACCGCCATTAACGCCTTCTTTTGAATATCATGCTACAACGGCAGTTAATCGTATCGTCAGCGGGTAAATTAGGATCAAGTGGTCTAGTTGCCTTGTTGCCCCCTATATCAAACTCCTCACTAACTAAAACAGTTTGCCCGTTAGCTTGTATATGAGAATCCCTAGTACGAGCATCAACAGTAGCAACCCACTCCTTTTCCATAACTATATCAAGCTCGCTCTCAGCGTTCTTTGCCGTTTCTAACCCCGCATAATTAGCCGCATCATGCACCTCTGTTCTAGCTATCGTTTCAGCCCTTCTTGTATTTAACTTTGTAACACCCCTAATTCCCGAGGCTATTTCGGTCAAACTAGCCCCCTCTGCTACCATAAGATTAATCCGTGTTGCAATGCGCCTCATTGAAGTTTCCGCTATACCAACCGCACGCCTAACCGCATTGACTTCTATATAATCCTCAACTAACTCATCAGTTTGATTAATCAATATATCCTGTTTAGACTTCTTTATCTCAGCAATGAACTCGTCATATGCAAACTTACTAAAGAACGGAATTATATATTTATATCTAGTTTTTAATATTTCTTCTATGCGCTTGGCGTGTTGCTTCTCAAGTATGTCCTCGGAAAATGTAGCAACCGAGTCTTGATATATGTGAGCGTAACGAAATGTAAAAGCGTTTAAGGTTTGCTTAATCTGCTTGCGCATAATTAACTCTTGCCCCGTTGCATGCTCTAGGTATTCTTTAGCTTTATTAGGCATATAAGCTATTCTTACTCCCCTTCATCAGTGATGTCGTGTATTGCGCTTAATGGAACTTGTGTACCAGAGATAAACAACTCATCACCACCATCTATTGCAGGGTTTCCTAATTGCTCCCTAGCCTCATTTATAGTTAAGACACCGCTACTTGCTAACAAAGCCAACCTCTCCGCCTTCTCTCTCCTTATAGGGTCAAGGGCTGACACCTTATCAAGATTAACCTCAATGGAAAAGTTTTCTGTGTCTGGATAAAACTGGAACAACCAACGAGCTAAACCACCATAAACAACATTTGTAATTGGTATTACAGTATCCTGCCAAAAAGATAATTGAGCTTGCTCATAATTGGAGAACGTCTGGCTTTCAGGTATATTTAACAACTGACTAGGGACTCCAAATACATTAGCGATATATCTAGCTGCCATTAATTGAGAGTTTTGAAAATCCATATCCATAGGAGTTAAGCTTGTTTGAGTCCATTCAAGGTTAGCTAATATCTGCGGTCTTCCTGCCCCCTCAGAGGACACCCAACTATTTAGAATCATCTCTTTATATTCGTTAAACTGCTCAGTGGTCATGCCACCACCATCATCCTTCATATTCAAAACGCCAGAAGGCTTTGCGCTATTCTTCAATAGATTATAGTTCCACTTTTGAGATGCGTTAAATGTATCAACTGAAACCGCACTCGCTTGCAACCTTGACTGCCCTAACCAATCACTAAGCGGGTCAAAATCCTTGATCTGACAAACATCACTCTTTCCAGTTATCTGGTCAACTGGGTATGATACACCATTATCCAGCTTAAACGCCGTAGGTAACTGTTTACCACTGATAGGGATTACTGTATTAGGTCGCAAAGGATAGAGCCTCTTTGGTGCTTGTCCATCATTAGGGTTAAAGGCGTATGTATTCCCCGCTATAAGGTAATACGCAACCATCTCAGCTATAAAATCAGCCCTTGACTGCATAGGGTTAGGTTTTCGTAATACGTCTAGCAAAGGGTGGTTAGTTACCTCAACCTTTTCCCGCCCGCCTTTGCCGTCATCTTGCTCATTCATTAAGCGAATATCCAAACTTCCAGCAGCCTGTTTAATCATATAAATACAACGAAAAGCCACTGCATTCATTTTATACCCTTCCTTTGCTAAGCTCTCATAGCTCATTGTTGAATATTGAGCTTGCCCCGTGTTAACAAAAGCACTTGCCGCAGGGTACGCCTTAGCTTCTATTTTAACTTTACCTTTTCCAAATCCGAACATATTACCCTATAAATATTTGTTTCCTTTGGCTCTTGTGCCAATTTATAAACATACTAAAAGAATCCCCCACGTCTTTATATTTCCCATTAGGGAACACTTTAAGCTCTTCAAGTAATTCATCTAACCAATGCGCCTTCTTCTTAAGGTACACCCTTCCCGCCTCAACATCAATAGAGGCTGTCTGCATGCGCTCCGACTTACTCATAGTCTTGGGGTTATACGCAACGATAGGCAAACTTGTTTCTTTACGCAGCACTTGCAAGAGTTGTTGACCTGATGCTTTGTCTTCAATTATAACCTGCCTCGGCTTCCATTTGTTATAATGAGATTTAAGGCTCGATACTAACTCTGGAAATTGCATTTTCTTTTTAAACACATCAAGAACATATAATTGCGTACCCTTAACTAACCATGTTGTGCAAGCGGTGTAATCGTTGGCATCACCATCTTTGTTAGCCGTGTCCCATGATTGGTATATAGTGCCTTCTGGGATAGTATCGTAATATTGAAACCAATTGATGTCTATTATATTACCCTCAGCAGGTGAGGGCTCTTGCATAAACTGCCCCGCAAAAACCCTAGGGTTCTCGCCCCTTAACTCCAGTAAACTTTTAGTTGAAAACCTTTCACCCCAAATAGACTCTTCATTCTCATCAAGCGCAGGGATTTTAATATGCTCCCATTTCTCCGTTTGCTTTTCTAATAAGTGTCCTGATAAATCATCTTCATGCAGCCGTTGCATTATAATTATAATAGGGACTTTCTCGTTATTTAACCTGTTTAATATAGTACCAAAAAACCGCTCATTAACCTTTTCTCTTTCTGCACCATGCTCATCACCCGCCTTTAAAGGGTCATCAATAATTATCGCACCGCTAAAGGGGTTGCCTTTAATATCACCAGCTCCGAAGCCTGTAACCTGCCCCCCTGCGGAGGTGGAGTACATGCCCCCCCCCTGCTTAGTGTACCATTTCTCTTTTGCCTTGCTGTCATCCTTGTATTCAAGCTCCCATAAATCCTTATAAGCCTCGTGACTTATTATATCCTTCACCTTTGATGCGTTGTCTAGGGCAAGGCTTTGCGAATATGAAAGATGGATAAATTTTGCTGTAGCATTGTTACTCAGTACCCATGCAACGAAATTAACAACCGCAAGCTCTGTTTTTCCAAATCTAGGGGGGATATTTATAATTAAACGTGTGCATTTACCCTCTGCAACTTCCTGTAATTTAGAAGCCATCTCCTCTATGAATGGGGTGGTAATATACTTATCGCCCTGAACTTGATTAAATATGTATTTCGTAAAAAACAACAAACTTCTTTCAGCCCTGTGTTTGATAACAAGTTTGGTTAGCGGGTCTTTTATATTTATTTCTTTAGAGGAGGGCATCTAATGTATCTGATATTTTTTTTGCCCGCTCCTTGTCTATATCGTCTGCGCTAATATTAAAGTTAGCGTTGCGGTTGTGACTCTCTACACGCTCAACATACCCACGCTCTTTGCCCTTGGTTTTTAGCGTAAAGAATATTGAAGCCTCTTTACCCTTGGCAATATTAGAATATAGTTGATTTTCTGCCAAGTCTAACACTGACTCATCACGGCAATATAAAAGCTTTTTAATAATCTCGTCAAATTCCGTGTCCTTTTGGCGAAAGTTCCAGATAGTTGCGTATGTTATATCGCACTTTTTCGCTGCCCCCTGTAAGGTTGCACCGTTAGTCTCCTCCATATGCTTGATTATAATCTCTTTAAACTTCTTTTTGTCCTTCTCCGTGAATGTGATTCCTCTACTCGCCATTTATCAACTCCGCTGTGTTACCCGTTGAGCCATAAGTATCTGTCTTTTTATGACACCCCTCACACTCAATATTCTTGTATTCATATTTAAGTTGCATCTTTTATCTCATTGTATGCTTGACCTGTTTCTATCAGTATAGCATCCTTTCCCGCGAAGTTCTGCCACCTTTTAATAAT